CTAATCCATTATAATTTAAATCTATTCCAATAGATTTTGTTATTTTTTCAGTTGGAACTTTTAAATTTTGAAGTGTTAAATCAAGTTTTTTAAAAAAAACATCAGAAATTTTATTTTCTTTTATTTTTTCATATATCATAAAAACTAACATTTTAATTAATTCATTCAAATTATTAGTTATAATATATGGTTCAAATTTATTTATATCCTTTATTTCTAAAATATTACCCATTTGCCAAGAAACAATTTTGTCATCATTTTCTTCAACTGAATTTGTCGATTTATCATAATATGAATAATTTTCTATCATTTTCATATTACACAATATTTTTTTTTCTTCCTTTCCAATTATTAAATTACCTAAATTATCTTTTAGATTATTTATGTTGTCTAGTATATCATATTTTAAAAGATCATATCCCCTTGAAAATTTAAAATTATCACCTCCAGTAAGTGAAAATATATAATTTTGTAAATTATATTTATAATATTCTAGTTTTAAATTATTTAATTTACGTTTTAAACGCAAATCTACATCATTATCAATATTTATCACATTATAAATTATATCATAATCAAATTTACCAGATGTTACATGTCTATCAAGAAAAAATATATTAAAATTATATGTATTGGAATAATTCCATAATTTACTTATTAAATCATTTTTATAATTTTGATTGATAATAAAATCTTTTAAATCAGGAACATTCTTTGAACCCAATTCATATAAATTTATATTTTCATTTATACTAAAAAAATCATTTTTATATGCTTTATATTTTAAAGGATAACTTAAATTAAATTCATAATTATTAAATATTGTATTATTTATTTTTATAGATGGTTTTGTATTTGGGGAATTAAGAATTTCACTTAAATATTCATTATATTTTTCTAATTGATCTAGCGAAAAATATTCATTAATATTTTTTAATATATCTTTTAATCTATCTATAATAGTTGTAAATGTATCATATAGTGTATCAAATGTGTTTTTATATTTTTGTGATTTTAAATTTAAAATAAATTCTTCTGAAATAGAAGTTTCATCAATAACATATTTAAATTTGTCCATAATTGTTTTAAATTCATTATTTAAATCATCTGATGTAGTTAATTTATCATAAACATCAGAAAAAATTTCATTTATACCTTCAATATCGATTTGATCTATGTATTTTTCTAAAATAACCAAATTATTTATCATTTTAAAAATACATTCGGATAAATATTTAATATCAAATAAACAAAATTCTTGTATTGATTTTGTAAACATTATTTCATCTTTTACCGTAAATTTATCTAGATTTAAATTAATTATTTTATTACTAAATAAAAATATTGATTGAATTAATATTCTAATTGGAGAATATATAAAGTTATAGTTATCAAGACCTAAATTTTCATTTAATAAATCAATAATATTATCTTCATTTAAATCTTTTATTTCATTTAATTTCAAATTATTAATCTGACTAGATAAATTATTAAAATTATTTATTTTTTTATTATAATTCAATTTGTTTGGAATATAAAATACATATTTACCACTTACATCTTCTCCTTCAACTAATTTTATATAGTCAAAACAATAATTTTTATCTTCATCAAAACAAAATTCATATTTAAATGATTTATCATCTAAAAAATAATTATCATAATAATTAATTTCATTTAAATTATTAATATTATCCAAACCATTGGTAAATACTTTAAAATTTTCTCTAAATAAATATTTAATAACTTTATTTTCAAATTCATCCATAATTTCATCATAAGCATCTGTTTCTGCTGAACCAGAATTATCATAATTTAATAGTGATGGTTTACCAGTACCGTCATCAACCAATTTAAAATTACCATTTGGTTCGTTAAAATATAATTCAATATCAATATCAGTAATACCATCACTAAAAGTATCTCTGTTTACAAAATATACAATAAAATAATATAAGTAAAATATACCCGATACATATTTAAATAAATTAGTATATATATTATCGATAAATTCATTTTTTATTTTATTATTTATATCTTGAAAAATTAATGTTTTAATTATTTCAATATCTTTATTTATTTTTTTCATTAAATTATCTTTATCATTTTTTATTTTTAATTTTTGTTCATTTAAAAAATTATTCCAAACAACATTATTAAAATCCAAATCCAATCCATAAATTTGAAATACATCATTATTAATTCCAAAAATAATATTTTTAGCTTTTTCTAATTTAATTTCATTTGAATTACCAATTTCTGTAAATATTTTATTAATTTCACTAATTTTATTATTTATTAATTCATAAATTATTGGTAAAGAACTTTGAACTTTATTTTTGGTAAATTTTTTAATTGAATCAATAATTTTAAATCCAATTGTACCAATATCTTCATAAAAATATTTTTCTGAACCAATTTTATCAATACCAAATAATTCATTAAATAATAATAAAGATTCATTTTTTACGATATTATTAATTTTTTTTAATTCAACTGAATTTTGAAGTTTAATTTGTTCATTTGATTGTGAATAAAAATCATTATCACTACATTCTCTTATAAATTTATCTATCAAATAATGAATAGGAGCATTTCCATAATTATCAACCAATGTTTGATCACAATCATTATTTATCATATAATTAATTATTAAACTATAACCTTTTTGACAAGCCAAATGAAGTGGATTTTGGTTATAATTAGTCATTGTATGTAAAGAAACATTTTTATCAGATACTAATTTTTGTATAATTTCAAGTTTATTTTCTTCAGAAATATTTGGAGATTCATTTCTTAAAATGGCGTGTATTAATGTTTGATTTGTTTGGTCTTTAAAATTTAAAATTTCGTTTGAATTTAATATTGAATTTATTGTATCCATTTCACCTGATATGAACTCACTAATTATTTCTGATATTCTATTTTCATCTTTTTGTTGTTCATAATAAAAATTTTTATTTAAAGTTCTTAATACATTTTTACTTATTGATGATGCTGGTATATTAGATTGTTTTTTATCCATTAATATAATTTATTATATATATTTTTTAATTTATTTTATTTTCATAATAAACAAATTAAATATAAATTTTTATATTTAACTTAAAAAATTTTAAAATTATTTCTTGCAACCAGCACAAGAATTAGGTTCTATTTGATAATTTTGTAATGGTGTTTCAGTCATTCTATAATCAGCATACTTTGTACATTTAAAAGAATTTGGTAAATCTTTTTTTTGAAATAACATATTGGCATTTTCTCTTTCTTGACTAAATAATCTTGGATCCATTCTTAAAGAATAATTATGAACACAAGCATTATTCCAACAAGAATCATTTTGTCTTAAATACATCCATTCAGAATCCATTATTTTGTCTGCATTTATTTGTAAAAATAATCTATAATCATCATCTCTTGTTATTCCATTCATATATTTTATATATTCATTAATACTTGAATCTGTTTTATAATTTGTTGTAAATCTTCCATCATCCATTTTAGGGGGACAATTTTTATAGTAATTATCCATTCTTATATTATATTATTTATAACATAAAAAAATTTTTTTTGTTATATATTAAATTTATTTACTAATAATAAATTTAATAATAATGTATTATTTTTTAATTTATTATTTATGATGTTATATCAATAATTTTATTATTTTGTTTATTTCTATTTATAAAATTAAATTTATTAATTATTTCAGGATGTAATAAAGGTGGGTCCATATCAAAACCAATATTATTATTTTCATAACATTCAGAATTTTCTGAATTTTTTGAATTATCTGAATTTTTATTTAAGAAATTTTTAATATTATCACTATTTAATGACTCATCGTTATTATCAGGATTAAATTTATTTACTGAATTATTTTTAACTATGTTAGAAAATTCACCTAAAGAATTTTTTATATTTAAAGATTTTGGACTATTTTCAATTTTAGAATTAGTTTTTATACATTTAGAATTTATTTCTAATAAGATATCATTTTCTGATTCAAAATTTTTAATTTTATTTTTTTTAGACATTTTTATATTGGATTCATCTAATATATCTGAAGATTTTGAAGATTTTGAAGATTTTGAAGATTTTGAAGAAGATTTTGTAGATTTGGATGAATTTGACGATTTGGATGTACTTGATAAATTACTCGATAAATTACTTGCTTCATCTGAAGATTCTTTAATATTATAGTTTTGAATGTTTGGTTTTGAATTTGAAGAAGATTTTGAATTATAAGATTTATCAGGACTCATATAAAAATTTTCTTTTAAACCATTATTGTTTTGAGATATTTTAATAAAACAATTGGTATTATTATTAGTATTTTTATTAACAGATGATTCAGCTGAATTAAAAATTTGATCACGATTTTCATCATTTTCTTCTATTTCTTCATCATATTGATTAATTTGATTTAATACCAATTGAGAATTCATTTTGTTGACTTCATTTAATTTATTTTGTAATGAATACAAGTCTTTTATTTTTTTTGTATTTTCACAAATTCTTTTTTCAAATAATTCTTCTATATTGTCTATTTTTTCATTTAATTCCTCAAATTCCATACTAATTTTTTCTCCCAAATTTTCTTTTAATCTATTACATTGATTTGAATGATATGAATACATATTATAAATCATGTAAACAATAATACCAAGTAAAATTATAATTAAAATATATCTTATATCAAACATTATTTATAATATAAAAATTGAAAAAAAGATATAAATTTAAACTTATATAATTATATATTCTTATATAAAAAATACTCAAATGTTTTTTTTAAACCATTATATTGACTTAAGTCCTAATTCAAATATAAATCTAATATCATCTTATAAAAATATTAGACAAAAATTTATATTAATGTATATTAAAAAAAAAAATAATTTATATTCAACCAATAATCAACAATTATTATATTATGATGCTTTAGTATATTCAAAATATTATTTATATTGGAAAATATATAATTGTGTTTATTCTGATGAAATAATGAATTTATTATATGATGTTGAATTTATGGGTTAAATTTTTTTTATTTTATTATAATATTACTATGTGTTTTTATTGTGATAGAGAAGTAAAAGGTAATCCTCAAACTTGGTGGTATGAAAATTATGTTTGTTGGAATTGTCGTGGTCAAAATGGTTTAAAAAATGACCCCATTTTATTGAAAAATAATAAAATTGAACATATTGAAACTGGACGTATATGTTACAGATGTCATAACCCAATGGTAAATGTTGGATTTAAATTTAAAACACCCAAAAAAAGTGATTTAAAAAAATGGAAAGAACTAGAAAAAACTTGGGAAAATCAATATGTTTATCTAAATGGTATTAAAAATTATGTAGGACCAAAAAAACGTATTGTTCAACAAAGTTTTTAATAACCTTCATCATTATTTAATACATTTTTAACATAATCAATATTTATACCCA